GGTTTGCACCGGGATCAGCACAAGCCGCCTCCTACACCATCTCCGAGGAAACTGATCTCTACTTCACCGTCGAAGAGACGGCAGAGACGATCATTTACGGGAACAGCAACGCAGGGTGCTCCACGTTTTCCACCGACCCGTACCTCTGGCTCTACACGGCAAGCGGGGAACTGGTGGCTCAGGACGACGACAGCAATCACAACGCCACCGATCAGTGCGTCTCAGCCAAGATCAGCACAACTCTGCTTTCCGGCGACTACCGGCTCAGGGCGGGCTATTGTTGCTCTCAGCGGGGGCTTGGAGCCAACCCCCACGGCGGCAACACCTACGAACTGATATTGGGATTCAGCACATGGCAGACCACGACCACCACGACGAGCACCACGACCACGACAACGACGCTGGCACCGTCAACTACGATCAGCACTACAACGACTACGAGCACCTCAACGTCCACGACCACTACTACGTCCGCACCGACGACGACCTCATCGTCCACGACAACGGTGCCGCCTACTTCGACTACTGCTCCAAGTACGACGACTACGGCACCATCGACCTCTACGACAACAACGGTTGTCGCATCACCATCACCACCTCCTGCCCCTCCTGCGGGGTCCACCACATACGCCCCACCACCTCCGCCCCCGAGCACTTCGACGCTCCCCAGTTCGACCACATCGACAAGCACGACCACTACGTCCACAACGACGACGACTACCTCCACGACACTGCCCCCGACGACGACGGTTACAACGAATACGACGAGTACGACGATCCCGCCGACTACGAGCACCTCGTCACCGGCTACGAAGATTCCTTCCACCACGACCGCCGAATCAGCACCATCACTTACCCCGTCGTCTCCATCACCAGCGCCGAAGCCAAGCGACTCTTCGACCTCATCCGAGGGGGAGCCGGTGGCCCGTACAACGAGCACCACCACATTGCCCGAGGCGGGAATCACCACAACGACGACTCTCCCACCTCAGCCACCTGACGACGCACCGCTGGAGGTGCGGGAGAAGTTTGAGGAAGCCGTCGACCTCTACAGCGGCGACTATGACGACTACGTTCCGATTGGTAGCACTGTCACGGTGGCCGAGCGGCGTGTCATCATTGCCGTTACCAGTGCGGTAGTCATCGCCGCTCCAGCAGTGCCCTCAGGAAGTGGCCGAGGCAGAAGTAAGGCCACCAGATGAGAAGAGTCGCAGAGCAGATGAGAGAACTGGCATGGACAGTGGGCGGGGTGGGCCTCGTCCTCATCACCTTGCAAGGGTCGACTCTCAAGTGGGGCATCTGGATCAGCATTGCCTCATTCGCCATGCACCTCGTCGGTGTAGCGCTGGAGGATGACGAGTGAGCACGATCAGCAGAATCGCCGGGGTGACGGTAGGGCTTTCCCTTGTCGCCATCGCCGTGACTCTCGGGTGGGCCTTCTCAACGCTCCACCGCCAGATCACCACTCTGGAGCCGCTAGCAGTACGGACCAAATACAGGGGTTACCTATGATCGGATCAATCGTCCTCAGAATCCTCGCCACGTTCACCTACTCCGCAATGGCGGTGATCGGTTCAGCATCTCTCATCGGCGGGATCGAACCGTGGAAAGCGGCCCTTCTCTCAGGAGTCGCCTCTACGGTGTCCGTGCTGGAGAAGTTGGCTCGGGCATATGCCGATGACGGCAAGATCACCACAGAGGAACTTCAGGCGGCTTTCGCCGTGAAGGCCAAGGAGGCCGGGGATGAGTGAGTGGCTCATTCCCCCAATAGTCGCCCTCATCAGCGGCCCTCTAGTGTGGCTCCTACGCCGCCTAGACCGAAACAACACCGATCAGCACGCCAACAGTATGCGGGTTCTGGAGAGGATCGAAACCAAGGTCGACGGCGTGAAAGAAGACCTCAAAGACCACATTGAGTGGCACCTAGATCACGCCGAAAGCCAAGAGCACTAGAGCCGCCTGTAGGGCCACTGTAGACTGCCTCCTACATTGATAGATGTGGAGACATGGGACATGGACGATGAGACTAAGGGCGGGGGACAGAACCCGCCAGAAACGCTCTATGGCAAGATCGTGCAGGACGGCCAAGAGGTCTACATAGAGAACCCCGTACCAGTGCGGCACAAGATGGAAGTGGGAGAGAAGACGAGACGGGCAATGGCCCTCAAGTTGTCAGGCGCTTCGTATGCGTCGATTGCCCAGCACCTCGGGTACAGCGACGCTAGCGCCGCCCGTAAGGCCGTTATGCGGGGGATGAAGAAGGCCGAGCAGGAGAACGCCGGGGAGTTGAGAAGAATCCACTACGGGAGACTAGAGCACATCCTTATGTTGCTCTGGCCTGATGTGAACGCCAAGGACATGCCCAGCATCAACACAGCCCTGAGTGTCATGGATCGCATGAGCACGCTCTTTGGCCTCAATGCGGCGGAGAAACTAGAAGTGTCTCAAGGGGCACAGACAGTCATCGTGGCGGATGGAGACAAAGATGCCTACATTCGTGCATTACAGGAGGCGGGAAGAGAGATCACGGGGGAAGTAGGTTCGTCATCTCACGACGTAGAAGATGGAGACGGTGATGATGACGATGGAGAAGCCTCAGGGACAGCGTAGGGCGCTTACTAGCGATGAGATGAGAGAAGTCGCCTACATGCTCCGCAGAGTGGTCCCTAGGGGGCAGTACGAAGAGCACTTGCTTGCTCTCTTCGTTCGTCTTTACCTCTCAGACGCTCACAGGGCCGCCTAGAACGCTCTCATTGATGCTCAGGGGCTTCAGAGTGCTAAACTGACCGTCAGCCAGCCATCGACACGGCCTCGGGGAGCCTCGGACGTGCACCAATGGGACGATTCCGTCAGGCGGCACACAAACGCCCATAACATGCGTTATGTAAAGTAGAGGCCGATTTGGGGATAACCCTGTGCATAACCAGACGTTTATCCACAGGTAGAGGGCCATTTTTATCCACAGCCTGTGGAAAACCCTGTGCATAACCCCCCTCCCCCTTTTTCTTGGCCGAGAGGCTCAGAGGCCGCTATGGCCAGCCCCACATCGTTGCGCCAGATTCTGAGATTCATTCATTCCGATTGATTTCAGTGGAGAACCCCCACCCCTTCTGAGGGCCGCCAGAAAGTTTGCGGGCCGAAATATTCTGAGCAGGTCTGGCGAGATCAATGGAACTCCACGCCAATACTCTTCTCTGGTGCTCTGGTGCCCGAGTTCGTGCTCTGGCAGAATCGACGCATGGCCAAGAACGACATCCAAGGCGACCCGATTGATCTCTCACGAAACGAGCGGTCGTTCCACATCTCGCAGTACTTCACGGTGGCCTCGTCCACCACGGTGTACTTCCAGATCATCACGGGGGCACGGGAAGCGCTCCTATTCCAGTGGGGTCTAGTGGCGGCTACCCAATCCTGCCGGTTCACGGCACTTGAAGCGCCTACCGTGACCGATGGGACCACGGCGATCACGCCCCAGCGCATCAACCGTGACACGGCACAGACCACGACGCTCACGCTCTACAGCAATCCCACGTCGATCTCGGGCGGCATCACCCTTGTCGATGCCGTGATTCCGTCCGGTGGCAACAAGACCGGCGGTGGAGCAAGCGAAAGCGTCTACTGGACTATGAAGCCCAGCACCGATTACGTCGCCTCGGTCCAGAATCTTGGCAACAGCGACACGATCTGCACGTTTGAGATGTCGTGGATCGAACTTGGCCCGTGATTGAGCGCACATTGATTGCGGTGGAGGATTACCGCTCCAAGTTGCCCTTCGCCTCGGACCTATCGACCACCTGTATGTGGTGCGGCGGAGGGATGCGCCCCGAGCACGCCCACTATCGGTGCGACACTTGCGGGAGCCGTGACTCCTGTTGCGACGGTCCGTATTAGGCTGGCGCTCATGACGGAGAACGAAGACTTCCTAGAGTGGCTCAAAGAAGGCGACGAGCGGGGATGGTCGAAGTTCATCTGCGGCACCCATGACAGCGCTTTGACCGAGGAAGAGTGGCAAGCCTTTGAGGATGGCGATGACCCGTGCATCCCCGTCTTGAGGCTCTACGTCCCAAAGGGGGACAACAAGCCGTAAGGCTCCCGTCCCTCCCCCGCCTCGCCACACCAATGTAGACTTTGGGGATGGACGATAAGAAGATCGAAGACACGATTGAGACGATTCGTGCTCTTGCCGATGTAGCCGAAACTGGGCAGGTATCCGTACAGGTGTACGCCTCCCTCTTCTACGACATTCTTCGTGTCTTGGAGCACCTCACCGACAACTCCATTGTCGTCGTTTCCGATGCGGGCGATGTCATTGCCGAGTTCGACCATGAGCAGGGACGTAAGATTCGTGAAGCCGCCATCCACAGTTTCATCATTGAGTCCGTCAAGGAAGCCGCCAAGTGACCAAGTTCCTCCTTCTCTCTATCGCCTTGCCGACCGCCCTCGGCTTGGTGCTTGCGATCATTGTGGATCGCATGACCAACAGGTCCGGTAAGTGAGCCTGATCCTCGGTCGTCTCCCCGAAGACGACGACGAGTTGTGGCACTACCTCCGTGTCGTTTGGGGCATGACGATCCCCCGAGTTGCCGTCTGCCCGCACCATCAGGCTCCGTTCGACGCTCTGGCTAACGCCTATTTCGCTCGGTCCCCGATCTCGGTCTGGAAGGCATCCCGAGGATTCGGTGGAAAGTCGACCCTTATGGGAACCCTCTGCGCCATCGAAGCCGCCACCCTCGGCGCACAGATCACGGTGCTCGGTGGCTCGGCCTCTCAGTCCCAGCGAGTTCATGAAGTGACGCAGGAGCGGTGGTACTACGACCGTGCTCCGTCCGATCTTGTCGACGGCGACCCGACCAAGTACATGACTCGCCTCAAGAACGGCGCATGGATTCTCGCCCTCATGGCATCGCAGAAGTCCGTTCGTGGCCCGCACCCCCAGCGGCTCCGCATGGACGAGGTGGACGAGATGGAGTTGGACATCTTTGAGTCTGCTCAGGGCCAGCCGATGAACGGTCGTGGCCTTCAGGCTCAAACCGTCGTGTCTTCGACCCACCAGTATCCCGACGGAACGATGACCGAGTTGCTCAAGCGAGCGAACGAGAAGGACTGGCCCGTCTTCCAGTGGTGCTGGCGTGAATCCGTTGGCACGCCCGACAACCCCGGCTGGCTTTCGATGGAAGAAGTCGAACGCAAGAAGATGGAAGTCAGCCAACGCATGTTCGACGTTGAGTACGACCTACAGGAGCCGTCGTTCGATGGTCGTGCAATCGACACCGCCTACGTCGAAGCCATGTTCGACCCCGACCTCGGCATCTTCAAGGGAGAGGTGGACGAGCGAGTCTGCATCGAACCCGCCGTCGAAGGTGCCTCGTATGTCACGGGTGTCGACTGGGCGAAGGAGCAGGACTACACGATCATCCGCACCTTCCGCACCGACGTGAACCCGTGGGTCGAAGTCCTCTTCATCCGCACCGGTCGCAAGCCGTGGCCTCATATGGTCCGTGACCTTGACCGAGTAATGGAGGAATACGGCGGCTTGTGTGCTCACGATGCCACCGGAATCGGCAACGTCGTGAACGACCTCATTGAGTACGAACGCAACAGTGTCCGCCCCATCGTTCTTCGTGGGCGGGAGCGTGAGACGGTCTTCACGGAGTACATCGCCGGTATTGAGCAGAACGGCATCAGGTCGCCCCGAGTTGAGTTCTGCTACAACGAGCACAAGTTCGTCACTCAAGCCGACCTTTATGGCGGCGGTCACCCTCCCGATTCCTTCATTGCGGGCGCACTAGCATGGTCTATGCGTCGTCGTGTAAGCAAGATAAACGTCAGACCGGGAAGTATCACACGCAAGAACAGCCCTTGGCAGTTAGGAGACGGCAGTGGGCATCTTTCAAGAAGCGATAGATAGCGAACCCTCGCACCGACCGAACAGTAAGAAGCGAGCGGTCTACCTCGCCCTTCGGGAACGTGCGGATGGATCGCTTGAAGAGTTTGAGGCGGTTATGGCGGCAGGCGAAGTCTCGTCAGCGGCAGTCGCTCGGGCCATCAAGGCGACCACTGGGATCGAAGTCAGTGAGAGCCTCGTCCTCAGATGGAGGAACAAAGAGTGGCCGAGTTCCTGAACAACCTCCCGCCCGACTCAGGTGCGACCCGTGAGGCGCTTGGCGAGATTGCCAAGATGCTGGAGCGGAACGACATCGACATTGCCGAGATCGGACGAGTTCGGCGGGTGTCCGTCTACCAGACCGTCACGAAGGACGAGGACGGCGAGGCTCAGACTCACGACCTCTTCGGCATCCAGATCGACCCTCGGTGGGCCGAGGGACCGGAGTGGCCCGTGGTGCAACAGGGACCGCCGATCAAGGTCAGTTTGCCCAAGTCTTCTAAGAAGCCCTCAGGATGGCCCTGCGCCGTAATCCTCCCCGACATACAGATCGGGTACTTCCGTCGCTTAGACGACGATCTAGAGGCCATACACGACGAATCTGCGCTATCCGTCGCACTACAGATCATCAAGGATGCCAAGCCCACGAAGATCATCATGGTGGGCGACAATCTGGACTTCTGTGAGTTCGGCAAATATCGGCACACCGATGCCTTCGCCCGCACCACGCAGGCGAGCATCGACCGAGCCACTCTGCTCTGCGCCCAACTTCGACAGATTGCTCCCGAGGCCGAGATCGTCTGGATCGCTGGCAACCACGAAGAGCGCCTGCCGAACATGCTCTTGGACAATGCTCGGGCCGCCTTCGGTCTGCGCCGAGGGAACACGCCCGAGTCGTGGCCGGTCATGTCGGTGCCCTATCTCTGTCGGATGGATGAGTTCGATGTCGACTATCTCACCGGCTACCCCGCCGCTCGGTACTGGCTGACCCCACGGCTCCGAGTGATCCACGGCACCAAGGTGGCGAGCAACGGATCGACGGCTCACAAATATTTGGGCACGGAGAAAACTTCCGTGATCTACGGCCACATTCATCGACGTGAGTGGGCCGAGCGAACCCGAGAGGACTGGGATGGTGCGAAGACCATCCTCGCCGCCTCCCCCGGTTGCCTCGCCCGAACCGATGGCGCAGTTCCCCCCACCAAGGGTGCAACTGATCTTGATGGTCGACCGCTCCCCATTGTTGAGGACTGGCAACAAGGGCTGGCGGTCATCCCCTACGACGAAGAGTCGGGGGAGTTCGTCTACGAGCAAGTTCCGATTCGTGACGGGTGGGCGATGTGGCGTGGCAAGGAGTACGCCAGTGAGTCCTGATGTCCTTGCGCCGATCTCGGTCATCATGGTCTTCGGGGATGACATGCGAGAGGTCGACTTCGTTCGCAACCCCTACCAACCCGAACGCCTAACTGCCTCGGGACTCTTCGCCGCTCGGATCGGCAAGGGTGCCAAGATGCACCGGACCAGTGGCAAGGCCACGCTCTACGAGACGATGGAGTCGGCGCTCCAAGAGTGCAACCCCGAGACGACGATCTTCTATCTCATCCCCGAGGGATGCCTCGCCTTCCATCGTTCGACCAAGTTGAGGAATCGACCGGCTCTGATCGTCGGTTGGGCATCCAACTACCGAGGCACCGATCTCGGCTCTAAACAGAGGTATCACGGGCGCATCGACTGACCTCTCCGATTCGCATAGGTTGACCAATGTGATACAATGGCGTTGTCAGCCAATCGAAAGGAGAGAGAATGGCACGACGCAGGAGCAAGGCTCCCAACCCCACCGAGGGCTTCGACCGCTTCATCAAGTTGAAGAACGGTCGCACGCTCACCGAGGGTGACGAGTTCACCGTCATCCCCGAGGTGCGCTACCGAGGCCACTGGGGAACCGGTCGCTACCGGTTCATGTACGTCAGCCCCTCGGGCGACGTGACGGGCTGGGGTCCGATCAACCGGGGAGGCAACACCCCGAAGGGCCGAGTGCGGTCGTTCAAGCCGAACGCCATTGAGGTCGTTCACAACAAGGCCAAGGGTCGCAAGTCTGCGGCCTGAGGTCGTTGCACTTGCAACAACCTGATAAGTCGTCATTGACGCATCAATGATGCTACATTGAAAGCGTAAGGAAAGAGGCGAAAGGAGCCACATGACCACCACCAAGTACCACTTCGTCGTCGTCGGAGACGACCTGACCGCTGAGGCCGAGACTCTCACGCCGATGGCCTACGGCGAGTTCGTTGAGCACGTCGGCTACGAGGTCACTCGCTACACCGGCTCCGCCGAACTTAGGCCCGAACTGAGGGGCGCTCCCGTTCTCAAGGGCTTCGCTGGCCCGATGTACGGCGGTGAGAAGGACGGCCACACCATCATCCGCTACGAGTCGTATGCCGCTTACGAGCGGTTCTCCGCCTGACCAACCCAACCAAGAAAGGAACCACATGACCACCATCTCAGTTG